CGGGTGTTACTGAGTGGCTGCACATTGAAGCCAAGCACGTTGAGAAGCTCAACCTTCAAGATGCTTTCGACCAATCAAGGAGGGATGCCGATGGCACCAGCAAAATCCCATGCGTGATTCATAAACGCAACAACACTGACCCTTTAATTACTTTTAGTCTGGAGGATTTCGCCGGCTTTTTGCGCGGCGATCTTCCTCCGAATCAAGAACCCCTAACAAAAGGAAAAGAATGAGCGCATTAACGCTTACTGCCGGTGGTGACAACGTTGCCACAGAATATCAACAACCCCCCGTGGGTGATCATAAAGCGATTCTAGTCGGAATCGTTGAATCCAAAAATGAACAGACTGCATACGGACCCAAGGATCTATTGTTTCTGTATTTCGAGTTGGAAGAAAAGATGGATGACGGACGACCTTTTTCGGTCCGTGCCAAGTTCACGAAATCTCTCAACGAGAAATCCAACCTATACAAGTTCCTCAACAAGTGGAGAGGCAAACCGTTCGCTGCCGGCGAACAGTTTGACCTGAATGAAATGGTTGGAGTGGGGTGCATTTTGGAACTGATCGCATGGAGTCCTAAAAATGATCCAAGCGTAATCAGGCACCTTCCAGATCGTGCCCGTCCACTCCCTAAAAAGGAATGGCCCAAGCCGAGTGGTGACTTTGATGCCGCCGCTGCCAGTGAGCGGATTGAGAAGTGGAAGGAAGAGAACGGTTCTGCCCAGCCGGCAGCAACCCCTGCACCTATCGAACGTACCGAGGACGACGACGTCCCGTTTTAGTCTAATGTTTAAGCTGCCTCACTCTTCTTGCGATCCTCCTTGGCGCACCGCCGTACACCTACAGCGGAACACCGTGGGGCAGCTTTCTTTTTTTCAACGGATGTCCCGAAAGGTGGTCTACGCACTAAGGGGCGTTTTGCAGTTCACTCCTGACCTGCTGAACCTACTGATCTGGGCATCCGTTTTATACTTTATTTGGAAAGGATTTATAAATGAATGATTTAGTTTTGAAGGTCGCACAATCAAAGGCGGCACACTGGTATCATGAGGATGGATCCCCGCAACATACAATCGATGGGGCAAATGGGAATGAACGTAACACTAACCTGAGAGACGCCCGGAAGTACGGACTATATCCGAGTGTAACCGGCGTTGACAGCGATGTGCTGACCAACTTCGGTGTTACAAGATGGAAGGAAGGTATCCTAATTGAGGCCGCCTACACTCTGCCAGCTAAACCCGGTGAGGTGTATGATGATTTCTGTGATCGGGTTAAATCCGATGCAGACCAGTTCGGGTCGGTTGCCCGTGAGTTTGGTTCCAAAATCCATGCAGCAATTGATTGCTTCCACCAAGACAGAGACTTCCAGCCTGAACCCGAACTCTTGCCATGGTTTGAGAAGTATAAGGCATGGTTTAAGGCCAACATCATTGATGTGGTTTCAAGTGAAAGAACGGTGGTTAACGAGAAGGTCGGTTACGCCGGCACTATGGATATGGTTGCTCGGCATCAGGAGTATGGAACGGTCCTAATCGATTTCAAAACCCAAAACATGAAGAGGCCAAAGCCTAACTTCTATGATTCTTGGGTGCGGCAACTCTCAGCATACCGTGAGTGTGTTGATCCTAAACCACAATGCCTGTCGGTGGTGATTAACTCCAAAGAACCCATGGATCCATTTGAGAAACTATGGACCGATCAAGAAACTAAAACAGGTTGGGATGTGTTCAAGAGAGCATGCGAAATCTGGCAACTACAACGAGGATACTTCCCTGGAGGTGGAGAATGATTAACGGAGATCAAACAAAAGAATTATTTGAAAGTCTTTATGACGATAAATGGCTCAACCTAAACGAGTGCGAAGCCCTGACAGGGATTAAACGCAGATTGCTAACGGATCGTTGTAAAAAGCGGTTGATTGCCCACCAGAATTACGATTGCCGTAACGGAATCAAGGTTCAGTGGCGTCATCTCAAAGCGTACATAGATTCACACACAGTTCCAGTGGACGGAGGTGGAGAATGATTAACGAAGATTTTGAAAAGGTATTGGAGATTGTGATCGAGAGGACCGGAGCAACCCGCACTGAGGTTCTCGGTAAGTCCCGCAAATCAAGGATTCAAATTGGCCGGCATATGGTGTGTTGGTTAATGCGGCACAGGGGGTGGAGTTACCCCGCCATCAGCAATCTGATGGGCACTCATCACGGGACGGTTATTAATTCATGTAAGGCAATCAATGACTACATTGAGTTGGATAAAAACTTCCGCAAGATTTGGCCTGAACTGGAAGGTAAGCAGATTATTTTCCAAGATTCAGAGACCCGCAAAGAAAACAAACGCAAACTAGAAGAGATGGTGGCCTGATGTGGATACTGCCAAAGCAATTACACACATCTCATTGTGTGCTGGATACGGAGGGATCGACATCGGACTTAAACGATGCCTGCCAACTCTGCGAACAATCCTTGTTAGCGAGATCGAAGCCTACGCAGTCGCGAACTTGGTTGCGAAAATGGAAGCGGGACAATTGGGTCCAGCACCTATTTGGACGGATCTTAAAACCCTCCCGCTGGACTGCATTCCAAAAGGCGTTTCAATCTTATCAGGGGGTTTTCCCTGCCAACCTTTTTCCGCTTCTGGAAAACACGAAGGCGATGAAGACCCCAGACACCTTTTCCCATACATAAAAAATGCAATACGAATTATTCAGCCCGGACTCGTATTCCTCGAAAACGTCGAGGGGATTATTAGCGCCAAACTCAAGTCAGACCAGTGGGCAGACCCAGCAGGAACGCCCGTTCTGCTCCATGTCATTAGAGAATTGGAAAGAGTGGGTTACCACGCGACGGCAGGAGTATTCAGTGCGGCTGAATGCGGCGCACCCCACCAACGTAAACGGGTGTTCATCTTGGCCAACGCCAGACGCGAGCATCGAGAAGTTTCGTCTAGGTGGGAACTCTCAGCAGAGCAAATCACTGGAGGCAATGGGGAGACGCGGCGAGCTTGGCCCGCCCGCCCCGGAGAACCCCAGCACGAATGGGAAGAGCCCCGTGTTATCTCCGAATTGGACAGAGCAACTGATGGGACTACCAGTGGGCTGGACGCAACTGCCAACCGAGTGGATCGGTTAAGGCTTTTGGGGAATGGGGTGGTGCCTGACACCTGCGAGGTAGCCTTCAGGACTTTATATAAGGAGTTAGTAGATGGAAACAATAACAGTAGCGGAAGCGGAAGCTAAAAGGTTGTACCCCTTAACTTTACCCTATCGACCAAGGCAAAGGGTTATGTGGGAGAAGGTGGTAGCTGACATGGAGCGGGGCAATATCCCTTACGCCCTGGTTAAGTTACAGGTGGACCATGAGCAAGGTGCTTTTACAGGAATAGAGGTGTGGCGTGGAGATAGCTGAGTTAAAGAGTAAATTAAGTTTACCCGATGTAGTAACCGAACTCGGTTACACACGGGACATCATTAAGAGGAGCACCAATTGCCCTTTTCACGATGATAAGAATCCAAGCTTCGGCATATGGGAAGAGTCAGGGCAATGGAAGTGGAAGTGTCACGCCGGTTGTGGTGGTGGTGATGCAATCGATTTCATTCAGGTAGCACTTAACCTGTCACAAACAGAAGCTATCCAACGATTTAAACAAATGGCTGGAGCGGAAGAAGCGAGGCCGGTCCTGATCGATCCTCCCAAAAGGATCGATTGGACCGAGGCTCGCGATGCGTTCAAGCCGGCAATGAGAAATAAACTCGCAGAGTGGAGAGGTTACTCCCCTGAGTTTGTTGATTGGTTGCATCAAAATAATCACATGGGCATCGTCCAGGGACGACTAGCATTCCCGGTACAACATAACCCCCGTACCACGCCAAACGGGAAGGCAGACGGTGCCCATCTTTTTCATAGGGAAAAGGGTTGGAAGATATTAGGAGGGAAATCCTCACCATGGTGGATAGGTGATCACACTGAACATGTGTTCGTCTTTGAATCGCAGTGGGATGCGTTCGCCTTCATGGATAAAGTGAAGTGGGCTGAGTCTATCCAGCCAATATCTTCAATACTAATCACCAGAGGTGCGCAGGGTGCCAAGAAGATTAACGGGTTAATCCCACCAAAGAGTAAGGTGTATCTCTTCACTCAGAACGATGAGGCAGCAGATAAGTGGCAGGATGATATAACTGAAATGCATCCACGTTGTCATATCGTCTCCACACCTGAAGAGCACAAGGATCTTAATGATTGGGTTAGGGCCGGGGCAACAGGTGCTCAAGTCATCGAGGCAATGGAGTCAGCGCCTTTATACGAGAACCCAAATGCTCCCAGGCTGCCCGGTGCAATGGATTGGAATGATCTACTGGCATTCGATGCCGGCAAGGATACAGATAACATGCTTGGTTCCCGGTGGTTGTCCAAGTCAGGTAGTTGTGTCTGGGTAGGGTCAAGTGGATTAGGTAAGTCAGTCCTCACTCTACAAGCAGCAATGACTTGGGCAACAGGTATGCCGTTCATGGGGATCCACCCTAAAGGATGTTACAAGTCACTAATCATCCAAGCTGAGAACAACTTCGGTGATGTAGCCGAAACCATCCAAGGCGTTAAGTATGGTCTGGCTCAAGAATACCCTGAACTGAGCTTCGATGAGATCCAGCAAAAGGTTTCCATTGTTAGAATGGTTAACTCAACCGGGTTAGAGTTTATCGCTCAACTACGCAAGATGATTGCTGAGTATCAACCTGATATGGTGTGGATTGATCCACTACTCTGCTATCTGGGAGGTGATCCCAACTCTTCAGAGGATGTCAGTTATTTCACAGGATTAATCGATGAACTGGCAATAGAGTCTGGATGCCTCTTCCACATTATCCATCACACCGGCAAGCCTAAGACCAGCAGTGATACCAGAGGTTTTACTACCGCGGATTTAATGTATGCAGGATTAGGTTCCAGCGTCCTTACCAACTGGGCAAGGGCAATCATGGTCTTGCAAGGTGAAAGGGGCTCAGAGGGCATTTTCAGGCTAACAGCGGCTAAGAGAGGGAAGAGGTCCGGTCTAAGCCATGAGTGGAGTACCAGCAATGAGTATGTTCACCTGGAACATAGCACCGAGGGACTATGTTGGTTGCCGTCAGACTATCAACCACCAGAGAAGAAGGATGTGGGTAGGCCGAGCTTCAGGAATGGTATGCTTAATCAGTGGCCTGAAGGTGGATTTACTCAGAAGGAGGCTATGGATCATTTCAGTAAGATTCACTCAGATGAGATTGGTCGATGCCCAGCCGAAGGGGCAATCAAGCAAGCCATTCTGCACTACACAAAGGACGGAAGTTTGGAGAGAAGAGATGGAAAGATTTACCGAAAGTATGGTGGTAGTAAATAGGTTTAATACCACTACCAGCAATTAACTGACTGGTAGTGGTAGTAAATTATTCCCCCCTTTAGGGGGGGGAATTAATTAACTACCAGCAACTACCTTCAGTTTTAGTGATTTATGAAGGAAAACGAAGAAAAGGGTGATGCACCTAAAAAGAGAGTGAAAGCCAGGAAGAAGCCAGGCAATTCCCTGACGGCAGCCAAGGCGGTTATCGCTATGCCTGACCCATCATCGATTGATGTGAAGGATCTAATCCCGGCAAGTGTGAAGGAGTATGCCAAGCTGATTAAGGGCGATAGAAGGCTTGAGAAGATTAACAAGTACACTACGCATAATGTTGAGGCTATTTTGCGGAATGTCGCTATTGGTTTGCCAGAGAGTAGGGCGGCTCAGTTGGCTGGAATAAGTAGGGAGACGTTGAGTAAGTGGAAAGGTAAGTGGGATGATATGCGCAACGCCCTCGTGCGCGCGGAGGCAATCGCTCAGGATGAGCTGTACGGCGTTGTGCGCAAAGGTTTCTCCAAGAATCCGCGCCTGGCCTTGGAAGTCCTTGAGCGCCGCTTTCCGAGCGAATGGGCGGCACATAGCAAACACCAGGTGGCTGGCGTGATGATGCAGACCCAGATCAGCCCGGAGATGTTGACCGGGATGCACGGCGCTAGGGCCGAGCGAGACGCATCAGGGGATAAGGAATCACCTGATTCAGGCCCAGAAACCATTGATATATAGGGATGAGCATGCATCTGCTAACACATATGCTAACAGCGAGCGACTTGAAAGCCCTGAAAAACAGGGGTGAAATGAGGAGGCGAGCGCACCGTGACACCACAACCTGTGGTGGTGGACATCGAGTGTCCCACCATCGCTGGGGCACTACATATGGGGGGTGCGGCAGGGCACACCACAAGATGTTGGGGGGTAGGGGCACCCCAGATCACAGCGCGATATTTCGCCCCCCCACCCCCTTTTTTACCCCTCGCGTAAGACTTTTATTTCTTAAAACACCCCATTTTCTCC